TGTTCCATCCTTAGTTTTTAAGAATTTTTGTATATTCTTTAACATAGGAGGAGTACTATTTCCACCACCTCCGCCACCTGATGAAGGTGGAAGAATTATAGGAGTAGGTGCTGGAGCTGGGGCTGGAGCGGGTGCAGGTGCGGGTGCAGGAGCGGGGGCAGGTGCTGGAGCAGGTGCTGGTGCAGCTGGAGCAGCAGGTGCAGGAGCAGCGGGTGCGTCAGCTTCTTATGGGCCAGCGTTTGCATATGGTGGTATGGGAGCAGTTGTTGAGGGTGGTGCAGCAGGGGGTGGTTTTTGGGCTGGTGCAGGGACAATGCTTGCTGAGATGGCAATAGCTTCTGCAATATCTATGGGTGTAAATGCTTTATTTGGCCCAACATTATCAAGTCCTTCTGGCCCAACGTCAGGCTCTCCATCATACGGTTGGGACTTACAAATATCGGCAAAGGAGGGAATAGCAATACCTGTTGTGTACGGTGAGCACTTGATTGGTGGTAACGTTATAACCTCTGCAAAAGAATATAATATACAGGAAGAATGGAGGTGGCGCAAGGCAGACGGTAACAGGGAAGAAACTAGGGCATGGAATGACTTTCCGTTTTTAAACGTGTGCTTATTGGGTGCCAAAGAACCCGTTCGTGGTGTTGAGGTTGAATGTGACCTAGACACACCATACATATTTTTTAGTTACAAGCTATGGGACTGGAATAGGTGGCTTAAGTTTTGGAGTGATTTATTTGGTAAACTTATAGAAAATGGTGGGGACAATCCCATAACCACAAGCACACAGCTGAACACCATAGTGTCTGCGGTTAACTCAACAGTGGTAAGTAAACTGAGAAAGAAAAACGGGGAGGCTATTGCAACACTTAATGATATATTCAACAAGGAGACGTTGGTTGCTAATGTTGATTTGGCTGAAAAGACTGTGCTTGGGATATTAGATAAAGATATTTTATATGACCCAGATGATGTTAAGGGCAAGCTTTATATACCAAACTTCACCAAGGCGGTACTAACAACAATAGAAAATGCTATAGCATTTGCACTGTCTGAGGGGTTTCGAGAGATACAGAATATAAAAGTTACCCCGTTTGACCCAATAGCAGAGGGTAGTACATATACAGAGGTGTTCCAAGAGTATGCAGAGGACAGAAGCAACTTGGGTACTTACGTATTTGGTTGTTGGTATATAAATTCAAGAGGACTTGGCTTTACGGCTGATGTAGATTATGGCGAACTGCTGGAGGGGTTGTTCTGGATTGGTGATGTTCTTTTAAATGATGTTCCTATTGTCGGAGGTGGCTATGACGCTATAAAAGATGTGCTTGCGGAGTTTGGTTTTGATATTAGTAGCGATAAGTTTAGTATTGCTGATATTATTAATATACAAAAGGTTGCACTAGAGTTTCAGTTTGATGTTAAAAAAGTATTGGTTCCAGAATATCCTACCACAAACGAGTTCCTAGCCCACCTGAAGAAAGAGGACGACTATGAGGAGGACATAAGAAGAAGCCAAGTATTACATCAGTTAACCGCACTGTCTGAGGGAGAATGCAGTAGGCTTAAAGAGGTTTATGTCGAGGACTCACCATCAAAGAACGTGCAGAACCTAGAGATTGATTTCTTTAAGGGCGATAACGACCAGCGGATAGCATCCAAGAATGAGTTTGCAAACACATTCGACAACTTTAACCACGCTACCAAGTTCCATTCGACAAACAACGAACTCAACGACAAGATGGATTATGTTGAGTTTTTATCAACAGAAAACTTTGCGGTAGATAACGTTATAGTTGAGACACAATCTACGATTTACAAAATGTCTTCGACTGATCACTTAAGGCCCAACGATAACCACCCGTTTAAATTTGCGATACAGGTTGGTTTTACATGGTCTAACTTTGGTCTGTGGAACGGTATTAATGCAATAACTGGACTAGACTTACGGGCTGGTGCTTTTTTACATCAGGAGTATGAGTTAAGGGGACAGTTCGATACACAGCCTACCATATCAAGGTTTGCAGCACTCCCGATAAGAGACTTCCTTATGCCAAACGCAGACCTACCACTAATAGCAACTAGATTTCCATTTGCAGCGCTTGGTTTGTGTGCTTGGCTGGGTATTCTTCCAGAAGGACAAGAGTATATTCACCAAAGGTATATATCTAACGAACCATATCGTGACTTCGTTTTAAATGCAATAAAAGAAAAGATTGGTTATTATTTTTTAGAACAGGGCAGTCGGCTAAAGATTAGGGTTGTAAGACTAAAACCATCATATGAAGATTGTGATTTTCATAAAAAAGGTGCCTACGATTTTAAAGTAACGGGGTTCCAAGAAGTTTCTTATATGGGGTTTGACTATCCGAATACAGCGTTGATGGGTATTAAGTTCAAGGCAAACTCTAAGTACAATGCATCTATCCCAAAAATAACAACACTCTTGAAGGGCAAAAAGGTTCTTGTCCCCAAGCTTTTACTGTGGGACATATCAGAGGAGAGAGTTTATCATGAGTTGGCATGGTTCGATGAAGACGTAAATTCATATAGGAGTAGACAGCACAATGGCCGTAAGTGTAGGTATGATCGTGACTCGGAGAACAGAATAGTATTTGTTGAGGAGTGGTCAGATAATCCCGTTTGGTGTCTATATGATTTAATCATAAACAAAAGATATGGACTTGGAAACTATACTTCTCAGTTCAACCTGCCCATTGATTGGTACCTTGAAACTGCTGAATATTGTGACACATACGTACCGGACGGTACGGACAGAAAAGCTGATAGCATAGCCATGAACCAGCTAATAGACCAAGACTCTGACTTCTTCAGGGGTGGTGACCCATATTATGATGACAACGAAGAAGAATTATATGTTCGTGGTACTGGAGTGTGGGGTGACACCATATCTGATGCCGTAAATTACCCCGAAACAACAAAATATGACAAGACCATAGCTGGTGAAGCTATCTTTGTAAAGACCCCAACTGGTGGCTGGACAAGGGCTGTAGTTAGCGAGATATACAGGACAATACCAAACGCTGTACTGGCACAAGTTGATATAAGGTTTGGAAAAGCATACCCATACACAACGTCAAGAGATGGTTCTGAGTTTTGGACTAACGGTCTACCATGTACAGACGAAGACAGTGATTACTATAATAGATATCAGCTTGGTGAGAAGCGGTTTGTTTTAGACTTGGTTGTTGACTCAACCTCAAGTGCTATTGACTGGCTAAAAACCATCTGTGACACCTTTAGAGCGTTCCCTATGTGGGTAGGCGGTGGGTACAGACCTGTTATCGACAGAATTAAAGACCCCGTTGCTATACTTGGAATGGGTAACATCATCAAAGACTCCCTAGAAGTATCTTTTGTGCCACTGTCAAAGTCATATAATATTGTTGAAGCACAGTTTATGAACGAACTCAACATGTATAAGCGTGACACCAGACAGGTGGTTGACGCAGAGGTTGATGTTGCTTCTGCAACCGATGTGCAGAACACTATAAGAACAAAGCAGGTTAAGCTGTCCGGTATTACGAGACCGTCACAGATTGTTAGAGAACTTTATTACCAAAAGCTAAACTCAACATTAAATAAAAAAACCATAAACTTTGGTATGGGTGTTGAACATGTCAACATGACCGCTGGTGATGTATTCGTATTCAACCATTCTCTCATGACATCTACAACGTTAAGTGGAAGACTACAGGGATATGAATCTTCTGGCGGTGAGAAGGTGTTGCTAGACCAAGACCTGTCTACACTGTCATTACCACTAAACATCAGCATTACTTTATTGGTGGGTGAAGCCTATTGTGATGAGTGTCAAAAAACAGTTTGGTTAGACAAGGATGCTGGAACAAAAGATGAGAACGCAACCGTATGTCCTGACTGTGGTGGGCCGATTGATGGTGAAGAAGAAGTTGTTGAGGTGTCTGTTACCTCTATTGATGGGAACTGGGTGTATGCTACATTCGGGCAGGTAAAACCAGTAGCCTTTAACGTGTACGAGATAGGGCCATCCACAGAAACAAGCCAGAAATACAGGGCCATGTCTGTTCAGCCAGACGCAAGTAATGTGGCCCAGATTATGGCTATAGAATACAACAAAGAAACATACGGCACAAACAGAACTCTTATTGACGGTGAAACAGTAACGGCATATGATGAGGCCACAATAGCAGCTCAAGGCAACAGAAATATCCTGTTGCCAGCCATAACACCCATACAACCCATAAGGAATTTATTAATAATCCCATACAACATCCTAGACAACCAAATATTAATAAAGTTTATGTCACCAAGTTCATTGGTGTCTAACTTGTTATACAGGGGTGGTAGGATATTAATAACAGACCCCCAAGGTGTTGAGGTAGAAAATATAGAAAAGGCAGACGGAAATAAGGGCGCACTTGTGTCACTACCGTCAGCAACCGTTCAATACAAGGTTCAGGTTTTTGCTTCGTACACTGACAACCTAGAGTCTATACCCGTTCAGGTAAATGTCCAGCTTAACATATTTAATTACGGTTCTCAGGTTACAGATATTTTTGCACCACAGGTTTTTAACTTAAGGCTTGCCAATAGGTGTAGGCCAATATTAACAAACGATAATTATAATGGATTTATTACCAGCCTGTTGGTTTTTCAGTGGGATGCTGTTGGTGCTCCAGACCAAGACGGTAATTTCTTAACCCCAAATCAAATACAGATTGCTGGTTACAGGCTAACCGTTGAAATAAGCAAGAGCCCAATAGAAGACGTTAGAGATTTAAGCGGTACCGCTGCTGTGTGGGAAAAGCAAACGTCTTGGAAGGTTGGTAAGTGGGAACTGGAAAAGTATGTTGATTTGGCAGAGGTAGCCTCTACCGTTGAGGGTGAAACACCAGATGAAGCGTTGGCAAAAGTTAAGGGTGTCAGGGTATCAATAGAATCTTTTACTGATGGAAACCAGTATAGCGAAGTAATAATACCTGAGATTTTTTATCCCCACAAAGTATATTCGCCACTAAAGATATGGCCAGTGGAGCTTTTTGGGAGCGTACTTATTTGGTGGAGCGAAGACCCCGACTGGAAAGACATAGACCACTTTGAGGTTATGTTAACAGTTAGAAGACCAGCGCGGATAGACATTTTTGGAAATACTATCAGGGAGGAAAGGGTTTGGGAAACTCAAAGTCCACACACTAGCACAGGTAGATTTATAACAATACCCATACCTATAGCAGCCAGGTTTGAATTTAATATACTTGGTGTTTTGTGGGGGTGTAAATATGATGCAAAAATAACAGCTATCACTAAAACTGGCGCAATTTCGTCTAGCAGAACTAGAGGTGGCGACGACTACGGTGAAACGGTTTGGGAAGATGAACCACCTACATCAATAATACCGCAGACAGAAATACCAGATTACATGTTGGAATCAACCGCATCTCAAATAACTGTTTACGACAGGGTTGATTTCTTTCTATTTCCACCCTCAGTACAGCAGCACAGGAAGAGTTGGGTGGGGTCTACGGAATACAATGAAACACAAAAAATTATAGACGGTTACATAAGCACGGGAGTGGAGTATACACGCGTTGATTGGTCACCATTTAAGAAGGTGGTTAGAATAACATACGAGTCTCCCAACGAAGAAGAATATGCCAAGGTTATTTTTAACGTAGATGTCCCTTGCAGGGTTTGGGTGGAGTATCTTAGCAAGGGAGATTATGGAAGTTATATAAAGGGTGACTGGGAATATTTTGGAGGGAACGCTTCTCATGCTTTAGTAGACGGCGAGATGACAGAGTATACAACCGCCCTGTCTGCTGAGAGTAAATATTGGTCGGTTTCTGCTGGTAGTAATTCCGCTTCATTCCCAGAGCCCGTAAGGAACAGGTATGTTCGTTTAGTTGTTTCCCCCTTAAGCGGTAGCACCGTTACTGTAAACGAGGTTAGGTTTTATCGTGTTGGGACATTTGACCAAATAAGCGTTGACGTTATAAAGAACCTAGATTGGGATTCTGGAGACGAGAAGTTTTATTTGGATGCAAATGCTACAGGATTAGTAAGCGGAGAATCTGGTAACGAGCCTGTGTTCTGGGCTGCTGATGGAGGTATCGGTGGTACTAGAGATACCCCTGATTTAAAATTAACACCGCAAGGTATTGTACAGAATAGTCCTACGGGGTATATGATTAGTGGAGAAAATGGACAACCAGACTGGTCTCCGGTTGACCAATGGTATTTAAATGAATGGAAAACTGAAATAGTTTTTTCATCAGACGACCATGACGATATTCAGTGGACTGGTGGTGATATAACTTTTGGGGATAGCTTAACCTACACTATAACCGCAGGTAGTGCTGTTATTCCTAACGATGGTTCGTCTTATGTGTATTTTAATAGAGATAATTCAGAAACTATTTTTTCAGTAACCAACACCTTTTCAGATTTGGTTGTTCCCGGTATTGTTTTAATTGCTAGGGGTGTTGAAAATTCGGACGAAGACCAACATGCAATGATTATAGGTCAAGGCATAGTTTTCCCAACAATAGCACAAATAAACATTAGTCCTAACGTTATAGATACAATTCATATTGTTGAAGACGCTGTTACGGCAACCGAAATAAAAGCCTTAACTATTACATCAACCGAAATAAAAGATGAAACTATTACAGCCTCAGAGATTGCGGCCAACACAATTACTGCTGGTCAAATAAAAGCCTTAACTATTACATCAAATGAGATAAAAGCTGAAACTATTACAGCCTCAGAGATTGCGGCCAACACAATTACTGCTGGTCAAATAAAAGCCTTAACTATTACAGCCTCAGAGATTGCGGCCAACACAATTACTGCTGGTCAAATAAAAGCCTTAACTATTACATCAAATGAGATAAAGGCTCTCACTATTACGGCCTCAGAGATTGCGGCCAACACAATTACTGCTGGTCAAATAAAAGCCTTAACTATTACATCAAATGAGATAAATGCTGATGCGGTTACGGCCACCAAGATTGATGTGTCTAATTTACAGGCTATTTCAGCCAGTTGTGGGACATTAACCTCTGGTCTTATTAGGAATTCTGACAGTACTGTTTCTTTCAACTTAAACACGGGCGTTATAACCGTTAATAAGGCTGGGGGTTTGGCCGTGGGCGGTAGTGGTGGAATAAGCCTAGCAACAGGCGGTGATATGACTTTCACTGATTGTTGTAAATTTAATGCGGACGGAACATATATGGAGGTATACCCAGTTGGTGCTGGAAAATTTCTTATATTCGGGCCAACTACCGGAACAAGATGGAAACAGATAGGTTTACGAGCGACTGATAAAATAGATTTTAATTCTAGTGCAATAATAAACTTTGATGCTGTGGGTGATATAACTTTTGATACGGATGAAGACATTTGGATAGATGCAGCACAAAATACTTTTATAAATTGTGGTACTGTGGGGGACTGGATATATATGCAGTTGTTCGAGCACTCAATGATAGGAATAGATGAGAGTACAGATGGAGCGGGGAAGGGTAGATATTTTATATTTATAGACGCTAGTGGATATGTAAGGGGTAAAATAGCTGCATAAAACAATCTTAAAAGGAGA